TACAGCAGAACCTGCAGCAGAAACAACTACGTCATTTGATGATGATGACGAGTCGCTAGATTTCTTTAGGAAGTTAGCTAACGATTAATAGCTTGGGAAGCTTAGGGTCGTAGATCTTCAAAAGCGCGCGGGCCTTTAAACGTAGGTCTTCAAAAGCGCGCGGGTCTACGACCCTTTTTTATGTCTGATTTTTGTTAGAAAGGAATGGATCTGTAGACATGTATGTAGGACCAGCAGATTCTAGACGTGATTTCATCTGAGTACCACCCGGTATATCTCTTACTTTTGTTTGGCCAACATTCTTGATAATAGGTAATATAGTTGTTTTCATTATCTCATCAATAGTCTCATCAACGACTGTATCTACTTTATCATTGATACCATCAATCGTATTATTGATTGGTGTTTCTATCTTCTCAGCGATCACATCTTCAACATCGCCTCTCACCTCAACTGGAACTTTTTCGAGTAGATCACTGATTGGTATTACTTCTCCTACTTGAGGTAATTCGATAGAGGCAACACCGTCTTTTACGATATCTGTTGGATCAGCCATATCAAGGGCTTGCAATTTATTTAATGCTTCGGCTGCGCTGATTACCCCAGCTTGCAGATCTGCCCGAATGTTTGCTGCTTCTTGAGTATAGTGTTTGATCTGTTCTTCGTCTTCGAAAATATCTTCGAGTACAGCTTCATCGATATGTTCGTTAAGAGACTTGACAGGTTCTTCCTTCGGAGCATGATCTTTTTCTTTTTGCTTCCTATCAGCAACTTCATTCGCATAAATCATATCCAAAATATCTTGCAGACCTTCCGTACCTACGGCAGAGAAGATAGCTGATGATAATGGTGTATCATATTCTTCTTCATATCTATTATCGAGATCATTGTATTCACTTTGACGCATATCTTTAAAAGCAGCTTTAATATCTGATTCTGATTCAGCAACATCGAATAAACCTTCACCAAGAAGATCACCTATCATTTCTACATCGTTCATGCCATTGTATTTTTCTGCCATTTCCTCTTCAGAAGTGGCTTCGACATCTTCAAGGTTCACATCACCACCACCAAAGACAGCTTCACCGAGAGCTTCGTCTATCTCTGTATTATCAGCTATTAATGTACCAACGATCATACCACCAGCCAAGGCACCTCCTACTAATGCAACTGGAGCCAATGCTGCTGCCGTCGCAGCACTCGCTGCCGCAACTCCTGTAGCACCCAATGCTCCAGCCGCCATACTCACACCAGTTGCTGTCATCGCTCCAAGACTTGCAACTTCGGCCGCTGTTACAAGAGTTCCAGTCGGTCCTTCTTCCATCGCAGCTATAGTTTGTTCGATTAAGCTGGCTTCTTCTTCAATATCGATGTCTGTTTCTTCTACTGCTTCATCTTCAGTAACACCATCATTTTCAGGTGCATCAAGACCGAGCTCTCTCATTTGATCAGGAGTGAGATACTCACCTTCTTGTGCAGTCTCTAATGAGTCGGCATAATCTTTATCAGGATCGAGTGCTCCTGTGTCTTCTTCAATCTCTGGTTCGGGTTCATCATCAGTCACCATCGCAGCAACATCATCTGCAAACATTGCAATGGCACCCATTGTCGCGATATTCATTGCACGTGCAAAGAATCCCATTGCTTTTGCAGTAACATAACCAGCTGCTAAGCCACCTACCGCAAGCGCAGCACCTTTTATTTTGCCGCCTTCGATATCTGCTTCATCACGACGTCTCTCGTTAGCCCTATTAGTCGCAGCATTTTGATCAATAGCATCCTTCAATGCACCTTTAATAACACCCAAAGAGCTATTAGTGACTACCAACTGTTTGTTCAGATCACCGACTTGATTACGTAAGCCATCAACAATTTGAAAGAGTTTACCTATTTGAGCAATACGAGTAGGTAGCATAGTACCAGATTCGATGAATGGATAACCACCTTCTTCATCAAGCATAATGTCTTCTGTTACGACAATACTTGCTTCAGTAGCTCCACGTATTTGTTCATCTGTATCGAGTTGAGGTATCGATACTGCCATGGCCATCGGCATCCATGACAAATCGATTGGTTTATCTTCTAGCATTTGTGCAGGCGATGCGCGCGCTCCATCATCAGCTAAATATTCAGCACCTCCTGGAGCAAGAGCATCTGGCTCATCACTTCCTCCACCAAACATCGAACCGATAAGTCCACCGATACCACCAGCTCCTAAAGCTCCAGCAAGTTTACCTTTAAATCCCTTTGTACCAGCTGCGACCTTTTGATTCTTTGCTATACGTTTTGCTTCACGTTTTTGTCGTAGTGCTTTTGCTCTTGCGTTCCTCGCTTTGACTTCAGCCTTACTTCTTTCAGCTGGTTTTTTAGTGCGAGAAGATTTTACATTTGCGTCTTGTTTCTTTTTGACAGCAGTTTGCTTCTTTGCTTTTGCTATTTTACGCGCTTCTTCTGCCTTCTTAGCAGATTTTTCAGCTGCCTTCTTGAGAAGTTTTTTTGCTGCGCTAAAGAGTGCCATTAAAATTGTTCGCCTATTTCTACTTTATCTTTATTCTTTTTCTTTTCGATCTTCTCTTTGATCAGATCGATCCATACCTCTCTTTCGAAAGGTATCATATTCTCTATTTCAGGAATCGTAATTGGGTGATACTGAGTCAAATTAAACGTAAGTTTATAATGAGAATAAAGGTCGAGATAACTCAGCCCAACATAAAAAAATCGTTTAGATTCCTAAATACTGCTTTCTTCTTTTTACCGTTACTATTTTCGTATTCAACAACGTGCTCAATTTTTGGCATATTTTGGAAGAACGAGCTGACTTTTTTGTAATGTTCTACTGGCAACATTTCTAAAAACATATCTTGTTCTTCTTTCGTTTCTTGATCCCAAGGATATACATCATTCTCGTCCCATACAGCATCGATGCAAGACTTAATTAATTCATATGTAATCTCTGTGACATCAGTCATACCTTTAATTTTTTCTGAAACAGAAGGAGAAGGATATTTCATAATCAAACCAATGTTTCCGTCGAGCTCGAGCTTATTTGAATAGTCTTCTTTTTTCTGAACCTCAACTTCATTTAAATCCAACTGTAAGTCGTATTCAATGCCGTCATCGCTATCTGTTACTTTAAACTTAACGATGTTTCCAACCGATACGGCTCTGATCTTAATAAACAAATATTCTAAATCAAACGTAGCACACTTATCGATATTAAATGAATCATGCATAATACAGTTATTAATAACCTGTTTAATTGCATTGTATACTTCGTTTATTTCTCCTGTTTCTTTCGCTAAGAGAAGTATTTTTTCTTCTCGTACCAAAAACGGCCGATAAAAAATCTTATCACCTGTTGATGGTAAAGTAGCCTCAAATGTGGGACTACTAATCTTTGGTAAAGCCATGATGTAACTCCATTAACTAACTTCGAATCGTGTAAATCTGTAATTTGCAGATATTTTTGCTATTTCATCGTGTTGACCCCAACCTAATTGAATAGGTTCAACTACCATCGGGAACGCTTCAATAAATGTAATTTTTTTTGCCATGGCACCAGTTCTATTGTAAACAATCAATGTCATATCAACTGCATAATCTTGTAAAAACTTGGCGCCATATTTTTGTGAACCATCTAAGTCAACGATCTGATTTGCCCATTCTCGATACGTAGCATATATGTTTGCTTTCTCATCGACAGTATGCATCATCGTGACTTCTTGCGGGTTATATCTATAAGGTACATTATAAATCAGACCATTTCCATATGGAGAGAAGTTATCGACAGATAGAAATCCAACACCAGGCATCGATGCTGTTTCTGTTCTAAGATATATTTCTGTGCCATCACCTCCAGGAGGATTTACTATCAGCTCGTATTGACTAGCTGGTAGACTATCCTTAATCTGTGATTTCCATGAGTCGACATTAAAGCCCATTTTAATTTCTCTGAATAAATTGTTTTGAGTCTCGCCACACGACACTCTGTTGTTTCTTTCTAAATCTCTGTGTCGGAAGCATTAATGCGATATCCCATTCTTCGTATGGTATCCACAAGTATCGCGATCGAACTTGATTGGTCAAATATCTTTTGACCGTAGGCCTAAAGTATTTATACTTCGCGGCTGAATTAAGAAAACTATAACTCAATCGTAGTTTTTTTGACTCGCGAAGATTATCTTGTCTCTCGATATTATATAACCTATCCATTAATCTTGCTCTGAAAATAGGAGGTAGATAGTGGAGATTCATACCAAGAAAACCATCTGAATATCTTTCGAGAACAAAGATAAGAGGGAACATATCATAATACGGTAGTTTTTCTTTATGTTTTGGATCGTACATAAACATATACATACGACCTACATCTAAATCGACAAGCTTATTATAAGTGCGCGCTCTATTTTTTAATTCGCGTCTTGTATTAACGCTTTTAATTGAGGTAGCTTTATCACGATACCAATCGCGTGCATCTTCCGATCCAAATTCTATACCTTCTGCTTTGCCTTCATCTGCTATCTTCTGAAAGATATATGTTGCCATTAGAATTTTAATCCTAGTTCGTTTTCAGTGAGAATCACAAAATCCCATCCTCTCTCTTCACAGTATTTATTTGCTGCTTTCCATTTGGAAGAATTTACACCCCATGTCTTCACTTCGTATAAATACCTTTTAGTAAGTTTCTTTTGCGCGGTTGGCTCTACGGTTTCTTTATGAGGTTTTATCTCAATTACCACCGTATCAGTTCTACCTTCGCGATTGATCTTTTTGACCCAAAAATCTGGGAAATAACGATGTACTCTGCCATCTATCGGTGATCTGTACGGAATGATAAGCTCTTCACTTGCCCATTCTAACACACCTTTTTCATTATCTAGATAGCGCATGAAGAATAGTTCCCACCGACTTCTATAAATAATGTTGGCGGAATCACCTCGATACTTTTTCGGATTTTTAGGTTTAAAGACACCTTTATAAGTCTTAGCCATTTATCTATTTATAGGAATTCTCATGGCAGAAAAAACAACAGTCGACGGAGTTGGACCAGTTGCATCGCAGCTGAAAGAAAAATACAGCTCCCTTGAGCGTATACAATTAAGTGCTATCAAAAATCTTGGTGGTGCAGTCACACAGCGGCCAGGTGCCGGCGGTGGAGATGTAAGTCAAACTGTCACACGAATTAATCCTACACAGAAATCTGCAATGGAGATTGGCGCTAATATTGCTGCAAAGCTAGAAAGATCTGGTGCAGTCATCAGAACAGCCGAGAAATCATTGACAAGTGCAATCAATTCAACTGTATACGATAAAATACCACTCGCACAAAGAGCACGTAAACAAATTCCTGATTTAAATGAAGCTAAAAATCGTGTACCAAATCCTTATCCAAAAAGTATACAAGAAAAAATACAAGAGCGTAAAGATGTACTGTTAGGTGAAGAAGATTATCAATATAATGGAATTGTTTATCCTCCTGATTTGATAGCGCAAGCAGCTGCATGGGTTGAATTAGAATTTTTAACTTATGAGCGAGGTGCACCATTTGGTAAAGGTACTATCTCATCGACTTCTATCTTTAAACTTCCATTGCCAGACAACTTAAGTGTATATCATTCTGTTCGATTCGAAGAAAGAGATACGGGTATGTTGGGTGAATTGGCACAAACAGGATCTGCAGCCGCTGCAATCAGTAATGCACAAAATGAGTTAAACAAGAAAATTGGTGATATGGAAATTAGTAACCTTGTCAGTGGAATCACATCTGATGGTTTAGCTGAAGATGCTGCGAAAGTTGCAAAGCATGCTGCGTTTACTACATTAGTAGAAAGTGATCCAGTGTTAGGTGGTTTAGCAGGCTCAATTGCTGGTACTATTCCTAATCCGCATCCTACTGTATTCTTTAAAGGTGTGGATCTAAGGCAATTTGAATGGACTTGGCATTTCGTACCTCGTTCAGAGATAGAAGCCGCAACACTTGGTGTAGTATTAAAACAGCTAAAGAAACATATACTGCCTAAGAATGGCGGTACATTTATGGATTATCCTGATCTGTTACAGCCAAGAGTAGCACCAAATGATGAAGGATGGGGTAAATTCAGACGATGTGCTGTCAAAAACTTTAGCATTAACTTCACAGGCGAAGGCACTTCAGCTTTCTTTGTTAATGGTAAACCTGTTTCTGTTCGTTGTCAAATGTCATTTCAAGAAGTAGAAGCATTTATTAATCAGTCAGAAGGCTAATCAGATGTCAGATAGAACACAATATTTTCGAAAGTTTCCTATCACAATTTATAATGATGTGCCTGCTTTGAATATCTGTCGTCGAGTAGACTTTAACAATAAAGTAAAAGATTTTTTTACAGCATTCTATTCTTTTAACACACAAACTGGCGAAAAAATAGAAACAATCGCACATGATTATTATCGCGATGTTGATTTAGATTGGTTAATCTATCATACTAATGATATTGTCGATCCTTATCACGACGTTGGTCTCGATTACGATGACTTTGAGAATACAATTAAAAAGAAATATGGATCTATACGCTTAGCTAAATTAAAAACGGCCGTTTATCGTAATAATTATAGAGGAGACGAATCTATACTCAGTACTGATGGATATGCTGCTCTCGATGGTGATCGCAAAAAATATTGGTCACCCCAATTTGGTCCTACAGGTTTGATTGGTTATACAAGAAATACCGATGAGATGTATGCTTCAACTAATAGAATTATGTCATTCTCTTTTACGAGCACAGTAAGTAAAACGTTTACTAAAGGCGAAATCATTAAAGACACAGCTGATAGATATTCAGCAACTGTTGCTTCTGCAAATACAAGCTATGTAACATTCCAACATATTGAAGGCGGTTGGGATGCAGGTTCTAATTTTAGTGTAACTGGTGATGAGTCAAAAGTTACTATCGAATTTAATTATACAACCCGTAAAGTTTTACAAGATGTGATACCAATTGATGAGCAAGTATATTTTTCGAAGTATTCTTTCTATGATCTTGAAGATGATGCAAACGAAGCGCGCCGCAATATATTCTTAATTGAAGATTCATATACCGAAACTATTAACCAACAATTAGATGAGTTGATGAAGTAATGCAGGCAAAAGACGCTGGTGAGGTTATCATTGTTGGAGAGAAAATCTCTTTAAAAAAATTCAATGGTAGCGGCAATCTCAATATACACAATCAAGTCAAACGGATGGAGATAACCGAGTCACTCGATAATCATACTGTCACAGCTGACTTTTATCTTGCAGAAGGTATCGATCTACCAAATGAATATCCGTTAGGCGGAGAAGAACTCATTGAAGTAAGCATACAGACACCAGGAAAAGGTGTATGTAAATATAAGTTCTTTATTGAAGGTGTTAAAGCTATGAGAACTAATGATGAATCTAATCTGCGTTCTTATATACTGCGTTGTACGACGAAAGACTTTCTCAAAAATACATTTAAAGTATACACTAAAAGATATAAAGATAAAAAATATCACGAGGCACTTGCTGAAGTTATACAAACTGATCTCGGTGCTGAAGAATCATTACAAACAGTTGAGTCTACAAAAGGCAAATTTGATTATGTAGTCAACAATAAAAGACCGTTTCAAGTTGTCGATCTGATTAGAGAAAGAGCTGTTTCAGCTGAAGGTAATATCTCGTCTGTGTTCGTCTTTTATCAAGACCATAAAGGATACCATTTTACGACCGTTGAAAAGTTAATCGAAGACAGAAAAGGTGGCGCAGAAGGCAAAACGTTTGTTGCTGATACATCGAATAGAATATCAAACTATGAGGAAGTGATTAACGCTAGAAACATACTAGCGTATGAAACGACGACACAGGGTAGTTCTATTGATAAGGTAATGAAAGGCGCAATGTACACTCAGATAAGAGAACTTGATTTGCATCGTGGTACATATTATGATATGGAGGAATATATTAATCCTGCGCATCATGGTTCATTTAAAAAAACAGATGCGTCAAATGATTTTAACAGTGGTGATTATAATAGTTTTACTACTGAAATGCCAGGTGTAACTCGAATGGCAATCAAAGATGGTACTCGACCTGAAATGGAACACAATAAGAATATTCATTGGGGCAGAGGATTTACACCAAGAATGTTTCAATATGGTGTCAGATTTAGAACGTATGGCGATACTGATATGAGAGTAGGCGATGTGATAAAACTGAAGTTACCTATAATATCAGGTACAACAGGCGAGAGACCACAAAACAAAATATTCTCGCAGAATTATATTGTTACTAATCTCAAACACGTATGTCAGAAAACACAACAAGGTAGTTTCGAACACTATTTAATTATGGATGTGTCTAAGCCGAATCAATATGGCAGACCACTAGGATAATATATGGCTTATTATAGTTTAGGTGATAACTTCAATTGGTTTATGGGTCGAGTTGTTGAACTTGATCCTACAGAAGAAGAGAAGTATAAGCGTTATCTTGGCCGTGTTAAGATTCGTGTCTTGCACGATCAAACTGGTGATCTAGGCAAAGTTAAAAAATCATACGGTATAACAGATGATGATTTGTTATGGGCGTGGCCATTATCTTCTATTCAATCTGCTTCTCTTAGTTATCGTAAGATTGTCGAGTTAGAAGAATATCCTACTCCTTTTTGGATTGATGCTGTCGGTACATCTCCTACAGGTATTGCTGTTGGTACTTACGTATTTGGTTTTTACTTAGATGGACAGGAAGGGAACATACCTGTTATCTTTTCAACCTATCATAAAGATTCTTTATATCCTGAGCCACCTACTGATGACGCTACTGGTGAGATGTTACAGGTTAAACCGCCTGAGGGTCCAATGTTTGATTACATGGACGTATCAGCACTTGCGAAAGGATGGCACGAAGATAAAGAGCGAGATTTAAATCATCCGAAAGGACAAGAATATCCGCTTGCGACCGAGCCTGAACAAGGCGGTCAAATGTTGCCTAAGCATAAATCAACGGCAAATCCGGATGGTTACAAAAAAGGAATGATGAATCTCGTATGGGAACCTGCATCAGACTACAATACAAAATATCCTTTTAATACTGTACATACAACAAAATCAGGTCATGCTATTGAATTAGATGATACACAGGGACACGAGAGGATACAGTGGTGGCATCGATCAGGTTCGTACGAAGAAGTATCTAACAACTTACAAGGTACTACACCGTGGAGAGATGGACTGCCTGGTGAGTATCCCGAAACAATGTTAGGTTGGCAAGAGCCAATGAAAAATCATACGGTTGGTATACATCCTCCGTATGAAGGCAGACGAGTCCGTAAAACATATGCTAACGAATACAATATTATTCTAGAAAATAGAGAGCATTATGTAGGAGCATCAGAAAAGACTGAGATTGTAAATAATACTACTCGTGGTATCGGTAACAATCATATAGAGACAGTTGCTAATACTGTTTATATAGCAGTAGGTTTTTATCCACGAACAGCAAATAATGAATTAAAGGGTGAGTCAGCTCGTTATCAATTAGAAGATTCATGGGACAAAGAAACAAAATTCAGAGAAAACGCAGATAAGAAAGTCAAGCGTTTACCTGAAACAAGAAAATACGACTTTATTACAGACGTTGCTAATAACGTGCAGCTGTCTGTTGGTTGGACTTGGAAGAAAGCCAGAGAAATGGCTGTACACTCTGAGAAAAACCACTTTGTTGAGATAGCTAATAATCAATTAACATCTCTAGGCTGGATTCCACTTGACAATGAAGACGGTGATAAAGAAGGTCGAGTTGTACAAGAAACGAAAGATCAATACAATTATTATCTAGATATTAAATCGTCTTATTTTAATACTGTCGGTTGGAAACCATTCGACGAGGCAAGACAATACACAGACCTCGATACAACCAACTTTTATACAGATGTAAAAATGTCTGCATGGTTTAATGTTGGTTACAAACCGAAAGGTGATGATGCTCGTCTGATTAATTCTGAAGATAATTGGACTTATAATCTCGATGTCAAAGGCACAACGAGACAAACTACAGGCGATTGCCTATATTTGGCAGTCGGTAAGAAACCAAAAGATGAGAGAAAAAGAACAAAAGAAGACCAAGGAAGTTACTTCATTGATGTAAATAAGAAGATGGCAACATTTGTTGGTAATGATTACGGTCTAAAGACTCAAGGTAATTATACAATGGATGTTGTTGGTAATACATTAATGCACTTCAATCGTCTTGCTGTACTTGATGCAGAGAATGAATTAGTAATTAACTCAAAAATGGGTATTACATTAAATGCACCAAGTACAACTGTTTTAGGTCCGCTCTATACATCAGACGGTTTAGGTACAGAAAAAGCCGTATCCGGATCGTTTACGTGTTTGAATGGTACTACAGTAACAGTAACAAATGGTATTGTAACAGATATCACAAATAATTAAGGTAAGATTATGTCAGTATCAAATACAGTAGCACGACTAAAGGAAATGCAGGCAGAACTTGAAGCTGCAACCGGTGTTACAATGGTAGAACAACCGGGACCACCTGATGGTGTGATGGTTGCTATTCCTGGTGAATTTAGTTGTGAGCGATTAGAACTATTAGTTGAAGAACATATGAAGGTAGTTACTGATATTATTAAAAGTAAAACATCAGAGATTTCTTCGTTAATGTCTAACTACGCTCCTATCTTATCTCTACCATCTGATCCATTGAAGATTTTAAAGTGGGCGAAGAAAGTAGTATTAGGTATGGCAGAACCAGCTATTTCAGCGGCCATCGAGCTAGCGATTGATATTGCTCAACTCGCCGGGGCCCTTGCGGGTTTAGTCGGAGCTGTTGCCACTGCTGCTTCTCGATTAGCTAATTGTATTACTAATCTTGTACGTAATACTCTTCAGAATGTGATGGATGAGTTGATGGCTGGCGCAATTGAATTATATGATCAAGCAATTGGCATCTACGAAGGTTTGAAAGATCAAGCGCTTGATCAACTTGGATTTAATGAATTAAAAGAATTGTCTGCAACCGTAGACGGACAAGTCAATAACTTATTAAATACAGTAGATGATATAGAAGGTTCTGTAGACAGTTTGCAAAATAGTGTCGATCTGTTATCAGGCATTACAGTGCCCGCAACGTAGGATTAGAATATGGCAGATTGTAGAAATTGTGGTGAACCAAATAGTCCTGAGTGTCAGAACTGTACAAAGTGCGGTGCACCTGTCGGCGGCCGACGCAGCGGATTTACTGATGGCGGACCAAAAGCTATTTTTGGTTTCGGTTATATTGGCTCAACAGGTCCTGATAGTGGGTATAGACCAAATCAAAAATCTCGTCTTAGTTTAGTTGGTAGCACAGATCGATATCCTGGTTTTCAAGATAAGCCACCTTCTGGTTATGTTTTACCACAAATTGAGATACCTGTTGCAAATACTGTAGATTATGGTTCTGCGACATCATCTAATACATCTCTTTATATACCAGCAACAGACGCAGAAATTGGAAATGGTGCTGTAGACTATGTCAAGTTTGCCGAGAAAATGCAAGCTGACGCGAATCAATTAGCAGCAGATTTATTAGCATTAAAGAATGCTAAAGGTGTATCAGGTGGAGGAGCAGGCAGTACTGTACCTGATGGACCTGATTGTAATACAGATGTAGAATATCCTGCAAATACGTTTACGATTGAAGTTAAATCCAAATTTGAAGTTGTACCATGTGAAGATCCTGTTCCAGCTGAATTTACATGTTCAACATTTACTGTGACAGGTAATGATACAGTTACTCTAACAAACGGCACGATTACTATTACGATGAACGGTAGTGCTTTATCAATTAGTGGCGCAACAGGTACACTGGATTTAGGAGCATTAAATATTACTACAACTGGTGATATAACAGCTGGTGGTAAGAGTCTTAAAACTCATACACATAGTTCTGGTACATTATCTGGTACTGCAAATGGTGAACCTGTAAGCATCAGTGGTAACACATCTCAGCCAAGTTAATAAATAACAATTAAAAGAGAAAACAATGGGCGTTAAGACAGCAAAAGGATACGAAGAATATCAAAATTCGGCAAAGAACCGAGATTTGTTTAGCGACTTTAATCAATCATTTTTACCTCACCCAAACACCGGCCAAATTATTCGTAAAACAAATGTTGATGCTGTAAAGATGTCATTACGTAATCTGGTGTTGACTAATAAATATGAAAGGTTAAGAAATCCAAGTTTTGGTGGAAATGTCCGCAGATGGTTATTCGAACCATCTACTGATTTAGAAGGTATTACTCGCGAAATCGAAAGACATATCAAAGAAATAGTTAGAAATAACGAGCCTCGAGTACGTTTACTTGAGGTCAGAGCTACGGGCGATAATGATCAAAATATGGTAAATGTGTATATACAGTTTAGTATCGTAACATCAGAACGAGACGAAGATCTCAATATCACGCTATACAGAGTAAGATAAAATGGCTATTACAAGCAACGATCTCACAACACTTGATTTCGAAACAGTCAAAGATAATTTAAAGACTTATCTAAAAGGTCAAGATTTATTTAAAGACTATGACTTTGAAGCATCGAATATTAGTGTATTGCTGGACATTCTTGCATATAATACGAATCTTAACGGTTTCTATTTAAACATGATTGCAAATGAGATGTTCCTCGATTCTGCTATGCTTCGAGACTCTATTATATCACACGCAAAAGAACTCAACTATTTGCCAAGATCATTTAGATCAGCACAAGCAACTATTAAAATAACGTTGAGTGATACATCCGATAATTCTACTGTATTGATTCCACGCGGTACTACATTTACAGGCAGATCTAATAATAAGAATTTTACGTTTACTACTGCTGAAAACGTTCAAGCAGGAAGTACAGCTGTTGCTAATCAGTTTGTAGCTAATAATGTAACTATATACGAAGGAGATTACGTACAAGATACGTATGTCACTGATAATAGTTCTCAACCTCGTTTTCTTATCACAAACAAAACAGTCGATACAAATAGTTTAAAGGTAATTGTAATCGAAGATAATGGCGCAGTAACATTGACATACGAAAGACGTGATTCTCTTTTTGGAATTGGCGCAACTGATCAAGTATTCTTTATACAAGCTGCCGAAAATGATACGTATGAAATTTTATTTGGTGATGGTGTTATAGGTAGACAACCTAAGAACAACTCTATTGTACTTATTGAGTATCGTGCTTGCAACGGCGAATTGCCAAATGGTCTTCAAGTGTTTACTGCTGACGATGATGTTGGTTCTGCGACGGTAAGCTCTGTTGAGACAGTGTCAAAAGCATCAGGCGGTTCTATTCCTGAAACACTTGAATCGATTAAGTTTAATGCACCGCGAGCATTTACAACTCAAGAGCGTGTTGTAACTGCACAAGATTATGCTACATTACTCAAAGCAAACTTTTCAGAAATCAATGACGTAGCTGCATTTGGTGGAGAAGAATTTGATCCACCTCAATTTGGAAAAGTTATTGTATCTGTAGATTTAAAGAATACAGATTTATTGCCGGATAGTTATCGAGAAAAATACAGATCATTTATTGCACCTCGCAGCCCCTTGTCAATCGATCCAGTCTTTGTGAAACCCGAATATCTGTACTTGTCAATTGATACGAAAGTTAAATATGACATTTCACAGACTTCATTGGGTGTTGATGACATTAAGAGTCTTGTTGTATCATCTATTCAAGCATTTAACGAAAATAATTTAAATGGTTTTAATAAGACGATGCGATACAGTAAAATGATCGCAGCGATTGATGGTTCGCAAAATGCAATCATCAGTAATGACACAATTGTAAAGGCAACTCAATATCTGCCTCTCGTAATCGGTGAGAGACAATCATACAAACTTGATTTTGCAATGACACTCAACGATACATTCGGTCATAGAATTAAAGAACAAAAAGTAAATGAATCTACTACTGTTAAATCAGGTAAGTTTAGTTTTAATGGATTGACTTCAAATATTGCTGATGACGGTAAAGGAGCATTGGTTGTTGTTTGTGAACCAGATGGTGGCGGTGATGCAATAGTATTAGCAACTGTTGGTAGTATCGATTATAATTTAGGCGTTTTGATTTTGGATGATTTTGCTACATCTGATCAACAATCTCAATTGAAGTTTACTGTAGTACCAAAAGAACGAGATATACCATCAATCAAAACATCCATTCTTCGAGTACTTGACGAAGATATTGTTGTACAAGTCGAACAGGTACGATTAAGTGGCTAGAGACCTCACGAAGGACATATCACAGCTTGTAAAGAACCAATTCCCATCATTCTATCATGATGAAGGGGAAATGTTCATTGCTTTTGTAAAAGCATATTATGAGTGGTTAGAATCTAATAATCAAGCTTTGTACCATAGCAGGCGTTTGACCGAATACAAAGATATCGATAAAACAATCGATGATTTTATCATTGACTTTAAAAACAAATATCTTTCTGATGTACAGTTCAACGTTGCTACTAATAAAAGATTGTTTGTTAAGAACGCATTAGAATTTTATCGTGCGAAAGGTTCACCACGAGCTGTTGATCTTTTCTTTAAATTAATCTATGGACTAGAAGCAAGAGTATATGAGCCATCGCGAGATCTGTTTAGACTTTCGGATAATGAATGGACAAACGAACGTTACTTAGAACTTCTACCTTCTGATAAAAACTTAAATTTTGTAGGAAAACAAATCTTCGGTTCAATTTCAGGTGCAACTGCATTTGCTGAAAAACTTGTTCGAGTTAAAACTGGTACTAAATTCGTTGAAGTATTATATCTGTCTGGATTATCAGATAACTTTATTACAAACGAATTAATATTCGCTTATGATATTGATCAAAGTTTAACAGACGAATTTAGAAATGAGGTAGTTGGATCCCTCACACATTTTACTATTACATCTTCTGATGCCAATTTTAAAGTTGGTGAAAGATTGTATGTTAAAACTGGCTCTGGCAAAAAAGCTCAAGTAATTGTTGCGGCTGTTCAAAATGCGGTTGGTGTTGTTAGCTTTAACTTTATAGATGGAGGTTGGGGTTTTTCTACAAATGCACAAGTTATTGGATCTGAAAAGACACTTACATTAGATGATGTAAGATTTACTAACAACGGTTATTTTTATCATAATTTTCCCTTTGAGCAGTTTACGACAGCTAAACAAGATCTCATACAGATTAATCTCGAAACGACTAACACAGCGTCAACAACTGCCGCTCTCGCCCTCAATACAGGAACAAATCTCTTTGCTACAATAGGTGATGTGAATGGCGCTCGTACTGTATGGGAAGGTATTTTGGTTGATAAGAGTATTCCTAACTCGACTCTTACTATCAACTATACCAAATCTTCATATACTAATAATTTGACAGACGATGGCAGACCAATTAGTGGCAATAACGAGATTACATTCTTATATTCAGGTATAGATCCAGAATACTACAACAGTGCGATTAATAATGTTACAGGCGATGGTAGCGACTTCTTTAAACGAGAACTCCACGTAAATGGTGTAAGGATTATGGGTGCTGGCACTGTTGGTGGACAAACAGCAGTACCAGATGCTTGGTTAGAAAAAGTTGGTCGTATGTTCGAACTGTTTACAGATCCTACCGGTACTGATATTAATGAATCTGCACAAAGAACTGTAATTAAAACATTAAACGGAGATAACGGTACTTATCATGCTGGACTACCAACTCTACAGAGAGTAGCAAGAGGTGCTGGTGCAGACTATAGCACAAACTTCTTGACCGACCCGGGTATTATATTTTGGAATTTAACAAACTTATTTGATACTCACGTACACAACGACATGGTGTGGTATCTAAACTCAACGGGCAGTGGGTATGGAGTCGGCGAAGATGATGCACAAGAAGTTATTGAACACGTTTTCCACACACTGCACATGCACGGTCTTAATGCAGTATCATTAAAGTTGTATCCGCAGACAAGTGCAGACTGGAATTCAGGTCCATTATATAATGCAATGGTAGAAGCATACGATGGCGGATTTTGGGACTCATCCGGATATGGTGGAGCAAACTTTAAGACTGATCCAGATGCATTTGAAGTTGCGGCAAAAGAATATTTGTATTTGTTAAACTTCTGTATGTTTGACTACTCTGACTTGTGGGACGGTGATAGTCTTGCTCCTGAGTGGTCTGATACTGTTAAGACTCCAGCAGGTATACAAGCAAATTTACCGCTAGGTTACGCATTACACAACACATACATTGCTCCTGTTATTAGTAAGCCATCACTCGCTACTATTAATAGCATATTCCAAGATGGCAATACTCCATTACAAGACGATCCAAGTTTGGCGGGTGCGTCAGGATATGTTGTTGACGTTGTAAGTAGTAACAATGTTTTTGAGATAGATGTAACAAATACAAATAGCACTGACGTTTCTATTGAAGCGAATGTAATTGCTACGTCTAATACATGTACGATACGATATACAACTTCAGACAGTGATAAAAACATTTTAGCTGGTGAACAATTCTATCAAAATGATCCAGTTTACGGTCATCGATTTGCTGAAGCAACAGTATTAGCTACGGCAGCAAATAATGATGGTACACACGTTGATTTAAGAATGGACAGAGGTTATTTTAGAACTAATGTTACAATGAATCGTGTTAGAAATGTAAATGGTGTAACTGATATAGATTACACGATTACTAGAATGTCGAATGTAACTATTGGTTTTACTTCATATAGTGGCGGAGAGTTAAACTTTAGACAGCTCGCTAATACGTATACATCAAATACTGAGCTCGGAACTTATGGTCCAGGGTTGGCAAATAATGTTATTGGTGCGTCTACTGCAACAGCTACATTCAGAGCATCATCTTTTGATAATCTTGAAGGTCATACTGTCATTAAAACAACTGACAGAGAAGGAGATTTACAAGAAATTTCTGATATTGGTTTAACGACTGTTATTGATGAAGTTGCAAACGTAGACATTGGTGATCCTACTGGTTCTCTTTTCGAATGGATTCATAGTGGAAATACAATTAATTATAGTACCACAACGCTTAATGATGCACTCAACTACACAGAATCAACTATAGAGCTAGGTGAAATTGCAACGTTTGTTACAACATCTCCTGGTGAAGGATATGGAACAGATCCTTTATTCATAGTATATGAACCAACAATGTATCACGCAGAACGATATGACTTTTATATTAGATATAAAGAGGAAGAAGTAGAAAAGACTTATACAATCGGTGAAAAACTCAAAGTTGGTGATAATGAATTTGGTAAAATCTTTGCGGTTGATCTAGTTACGCGAGAATTGTATGCTACTCGATTACATTTAACACAGACTTCGAATACTGGATTATCTGAGAATTTGTGGACAACAGAAGATCCACGAATAGGTCAAACGATGACTGGTTTGACAAATGGAGATTCGGCAATTATCGAAGTTATTGATGAAGTAAGATGGTTGCCAAGATCAGGATTAAATACTGATGTCGAAGCAACAGCGCTATCGGGTTCTGGTTTTATTACTGATCTTACTATTCTTGATTCTGGTTTTGGTTATGAAGGCAAAAGAAAAGACACAACGATCAATGCTTATGTTAAAGGCGAAGAGATGACTCTCGCGTCGTTTGAAGATCCTGATAAAACAGCCCAAGTAATGGGTTTTAATCTTTCAAATGGTGTGGCGCCTGGTACACATCCAAATCGTAGGTCTTTCCTCAGTTCGGATAAATACATACACGACAATGATTTTTATCAAGAGTATTCATATCAAGTTTTAACTGCACTTCCTTTTAGTAAATATAAAAATACTCTTGTTGATGTATTACACCTTGCTGGTAGTAAACCATTTGGTGGATATGTAGGTACATCAGAAATTAAACTCAATATTACGACGACAGAAACATCAGCACAATTTAATATACGAAATTTTGGTGTATTTGTCAACGAAAACACTTTCTATAGTGCTAATGTAGCGTAGAGACTAAAATGGCAAAGAAATTAGTACCATCAGATTTTAAAACACATCTCATCAATCAGATTATCGAGTCTGTGACTGAGCGGGCAAATACTGCCTACTACGCTTATGTTGGAGATCATGAGACTGTTGCATCATCTGAAGAAGAAATTAATCAACCTACAGAAACATTTAGAAATACGAATACTAATGTATATCGTAATATGATTTTTGGTAAAAGAATTACTGCGCAAGACATGTCGTTCGTCATTAATAGGACTAACTGGATATCTGGTACAACATACGCAATGTACGATGATCAGAAAATCGATATTCAAGAAACAAATTTCTATGTAATGGTAGATGAAAATTCATTTAAGCACGTATATAAGTGTCTTTATAATAACAACGATGCGCCAAGTACAGACAAACCACTTTTTAAAAATGCCAAATATGAAGCAGATTTGTTTTCATCTGGAGATGATTACTACGAAACATCGGATGGCTATCAGTGGAAATACATGTATAGTATCACTTCTAGTACATTTGATAAATTTGCAACTGAAAAATATATACCTGTCGTATCTAATACTGCCGTCGAAACAAATGCTCAAGAAGGTGCTATCGACGTTATTAAAGTAGTAGATTCAGGCAAAAATTACGAAAACCATTTAAAGAGTCAGTTTTTAAGAGCTGATATTGGTCGTATTACTCGTACATTAATAGAAGGCGATGCGATCGAAGCAGATCCCGCTGATTCTACGGGTGCTAGCCACTTTGATCCTACTAAAGCATCTTTGTGTTATCGTATTGCTCCTACAGTAGATAGTCGAGATATGACTACTGACTTTTACGCTAATACTATCATTTATCTTACAAATGGTACAGGTGAAGGACAGTATAAAAAAATAGACAAGTCTTCGTATGTTTCCGAAGTTGGAGGTGTTGTTGTTCAATTACAAGAGCAATTTAATACTCTTCCTGACGAAACGACAACATACGAGATCTCACCATTTGTACAAATAATTGGCGATGGAAACCAAACAGTTAATGCTGTAGCTCGAGCAATCATTAATGCTAACGCTTCTGATAGTGTACATAAGATTGAAATGTTAGATACAGGAGCAGATTATTCTTTTGCAACAGCATCTGTTCTCGCAGGTAATCCACGCACAGTAGATGGCACTGCTATTGATATACAACAAGCAACTATACGACCTATTTTGTCACCACAAGGTGGCCATGGTGCTAACACAATTATTGAATTCGGCGCTAAGAGATTATCTTTTTATATGAAGTTCGATGGTGGGGAATCAAACCTTGTCGAACCAACAAATACATTCTCTCAATTTGGTATTGTTCGTGATCCTAAATTTGCTAATGTTGCTATCTACACAGAAAATAGAACAGGCGAATTTATTGAAAATGAAAGAGTATTGCAATTTACAAAATTAATTATTGGTTCAGATGCAAGATTTACTAGTAATTCTGCCCTTGGTGCTTCTGTACAAGATACAACTACAACTGTTGATGCGCTGTATGATCAACATTTTACTGTAGGTGATTATATCTTTATGACAAAGACAGGCACCGCAGAAAAACATTTTTTAACAACTGTTGCGACTGGATCAACAGGAAATACAATTAATCTTGCAGAAGCTCCTCCATGGGCAGCCACTGAAACAAGATCAACCGCAGATGTAACAGTATATTATATACATAAAGAAGCCGAAGGTATAGTTAAAAGCGCTGCACCGATTGGTGGTAATCCAGCTATACTTCTTAATCAATGTGATCCTGAATTTAAAAAGGATCATATGATCTACGGAAACACTAGTAGAAATATTGCGACGGTGAAAGGAGTTGATATAAATAATAGGATAGGTGATGTTGAAGCAGATTTTCAATTTGCAGATTTTAATCAAATGACAAAAATCACTGCATCATCTTTGACAGGTACATTTGTAGAAGACGAGACTATAACACAGGGTACAAACGCAACGGGCCAATTACATTCAGTAGCTACTGAAGGTGGTGGTACCACAATTAGTATGACTAACATTACAGGGGCATTTGCAACTGTAGGTCAACTAGTAGGTCAAGTCAGCGGAGCAATATTAAACCAAACCGGTGATAATGCTCTAGATATTCAATACGGGGATTTAGATCCCAATACCGGTGCAATTCTCTATCTACAAAACGATATTCCAGTCGATAGAGACGATGATCAAACCGAAGAAATAAGAGTAATCTTGGAGTTCTAAGTAATGCCATTAAATACAAACCTATCATCTTCGCCTTACTTTGATGATTTTGACAGATCAGATAATTATTATCGTATTCTGTTCAAACCTGCAACTGCAGTTCAGGTAAGGGAAGTTAACCAGCTTCAAACGCTGTTACAGGATCAGATCGAACAATTTGGCGATCATATTCTAAAAGCTGGTACTATCTTAGAAGGATGTCAGTTCACTTATTTGAACTCAATGGCATTTGTTAAGATTACTGATAACTCAATTGACGGTAAGGCGATCAATTTAGAAGCTATCAATGGTCTAAGCGCAAACGGTCAAACATCATTTAAAATTGGTAGAATTACTCACGTCGAAGATGGTTTCGAAAATGATGTTTCAGGTAATTTAAAAACTCTGTACTTAGATTACGACGACGATACTAATAATTCGGGACAAAAAGACGAATTCCAAGCTGGTGAAGAAATACGAATCTTCGCTCGCGATGACCGCTTGTATGATATTGATGTTGCTAATAACTCAAGCGGTGCACTCGTATTCTCTAACAATGATGTGGTTGTTATTACAGCGGCAATTGAAATTGCTGGTACTGTAACAGGTACTGCAGCAGATTTAGCCAATACATTCGCGCAAGGTGATACGGTCACTGGCACATTTAGTGGTAGAACAATTGATATGGAAGTATTGTTTGCAGCTAATCCTGCAACAGATGCTACTGATGATGAAACACTTATTCTTCGATTGAAGCCAAAAACTACGAAGCAATCGGGCAATAGTATCGATGTTAAATCATGGGACATTCGTCTAGACGATGTACTGACACATACCGAAGGCGGTCAAGAATTTAAAATTCTTAAATTTGTTGGTGAGGGTGCAACTGGTTCTGTTACTACATCTTCGCAGGGACAGCTATTAAGCGCTAACATCACGCGTGGTGGTGAAGGCTATAGTGTACTACCACATATTAGCTTATATTCTCAGGGGTCTTCATCTGCTCAGCTCAATGTATTGACTATGAATGCTGAGAACTGGTTGATCAAACTTCAAGCAGCTCAAGTTTCTGACACCGTTGGTTTTGGTTTTGGTGTAGAAGTATCAAGCGGTAAGATATATCAGAAAGGATTGTTCCTTAATGCAGATCAACAGTTTATCATGGTTGATAAGTATTCGAACACACCTTCTGATCTTTCTATTGGCTTCGATAGTACAGAATCTGTAGTAAATGTCTTTACTGATTCATCACTATATGATAATGCTCAAGGCTTCTTGAACCAATCTGCTCCCGGTGCTGATCGACTGAAAGTATCACCAGCCCTTGTTGTTAAGACAGCTACTGAAGAAGCTACAGCTGGTAACTTCTTCCCGCTTGTACGCTTCTCAGAAGGCAAACCGTATCAACAGAATAAACTAACTCAGTACAATAAGCTTGGTGATATGATTGCTCAGCGTACGTACGAAGAGTCAGGCAACTATGTACTCGACGAGTTTAATGCTGTATCAAGATCAACACTTGATTTCTCCGAATCTAATACTACATTTAGTTATGTGATAGATCCAGGTCATGCGTATGTAAACGGTTATCGTGTTAAAACCGAAACAAACTTTGTTAAAGACGTTTCAAAAGCAATTGAAACTATTTCAGAAACTGGCCAAGGTCAAGATTTAGTATTCGATCAATATTTCGAAGTACATGATTTAGCTGGTCCATTTAACTTTAGTACAGGCGAAGAAATTAGTCTTCGCAATACAGCAGCTGATTATATTCTTGACTACGATCATGATACTTCAGATGTAACAAGTTCACTCGGTGGTACTGAAATTGGTACTGCAAAAATTAGAGGCATTCAATTCGGTGTAGGTACAAAAGGTACCACTACCGGTGTATATAAGATACACGTCTTTGATATACGAATGAGCAAAGGCAAGAGCATCCGCGATGTCAAATCTATCTACGCTTCAAATGGTGGTGGTGAAGACGGTATCGCAGATGTCTGTTTGATCCTTGATAACGCAAAGACTCTGCGCGGTCTTGTATCAACTGCTGATCAAAGTGCAGACGGCACATACGATCCAGTTGCGCGCGAAGAAATCGGTCGCATCGTTGGTCCTGAAAGATCCGATCTTATCATGGACTTTGGCTATCCAGTCAAAACAATTAGTAATTACAAGTACGTATATAGTACTACTCTTACAAATGCTGCTGTAGCAGCAAACGGTCAAATTACTGTCCCTGCTGAAGGTAGTTCTGGTCCAACTGCAAATACTATTTTCCCATACATTGGCACACTCACTACAGCCGAAGAAAACGAAGTCATCGTAATACCAAATCAAGATATAACTGCGTCATCTCCAACATATACAGGTGCAAGTTGTACGACTGCTGCGGCTACAGCGGATGATCATTATACAGTTACAATATCAGGTGCTACACCTACTGCAGCATTACTCACTGACTTTAGAGTTGGTGATTGGATTACAGAAAGCGCAAATAGTGGTGTAGCACAAATTACTGCTATCGCTGG